TACAGCTTGTCCTATGGTATTTTCAAATGCTTTTCCGATACCTTCGGTTAATCCTTTAAATAGAGCCATTGCGGCACCCAATGCAGTACCTGCTTTTAACATCTCACCCAATGTACCTAATGAACCCATAAGTTCATCTTTAGCGGCTTTGGTTGTTTCTTCTATTTCGGCCTGAAGTTCTTCTTCTTCTTTTAGTTTTTCTAAAAGTTTTTGTCGAGTATCTAACAAATCATAATAATGTGAGTTGATATCTCTACCCTTTTCAACTGCTTCTTGTAGAAGTTTATCTTTTGCTTCTTGAATTGATTGAATTGATTCTTCGGTACTTTTTGATTCTGCTAATGCTTTTGCTAAATCTTGTTGAGTGTTCTTAGCATCGTTAGATATCTTATATCTGGCTTTCGCCATATTGACAAGCTCGTTCTGTAGAGATTTTTCTTTTTCTCTCAGAGCGATTTCTTCACGCATCATTTTATTTAATGCACTTTGTTCTTGATTTTTCTTGCTTGCCATTTTTATCTACCAATTAATGAGTTTATCTACCCATTTTTCTTTTCTGCGCAGAAACGGCTCTGAATGCATTTGCCAATTTCTGCAAATCTTCTTTATCTTTTTTAGTTGGGGCTGATTTGATAATATCATCTATATCTTTTTTGACATTATCTAACTTATCTGTAAGTTTACGTCTTTTACTTTTAAACATGTCAAAAAGACCTTCACTAACACCTACTTTATTGAAGATTTCCTTAATAGTTGATAATTTTATCTTTGCCATAGTATTGTATCCCTTTGTTCTTATATAGTATAAATATAGAAATACCCAACAAATCTGTTGGGTATTAATATTATCTTCGTCTTGATTTAGCTTTTTTAGCTTCTCTATCGTATGCTTTCTTTTCTTCCTGCTTCCATTCTACTATTTTACCTATGTAAAACTTCCTAGCCCAAACAGGCATATTGTAAACATCCGAAAAAGTGAACCCACCATTTCCGTGGAATATCAAATCAAAGATGTGAGAGTGTAAATGCTTCCTATAGTTATGATTGAGGCCAAAAAAACCCTAAATCCATAGGCAGTAGCATTTCTCTCCTTTCCCCGGTCTCCTCAGAAATAAATTCGTATGTTAAATCCATATCTGGAACAACTTTGTTTATATGCATTCTGAGTGCCCTTGAATCTGCTGCAAATAATTCGTTATCCACAAAATGGCTGATTGCTTTTTGGTCTGTTTCATCATCTACCGATACAATCGTATTTTTTAATCTGATAGTAAGGTTCTTATCAGTTTTATCTTTCATCTTTCTAGAAGCTCTTTTAGATTCTTCTAATTGATGTTTGATTTTTCTTTCCTTACTTTCAGTTAATGCTTGAAAAGTAACTTTTCTTTTAGATTGTGGTAATTCAAACTCATATTCGTTTTTATGTAGTTCTACTTGACCTGAACCATCATAATCATTTGCTTCAAATTGAGTTAAATCAATAACTTCTTTTTGTTTATTACCAGGTGAAGTTGGGTCATCAATTTCTACCTCATAATCTTTACCATATCCTAAGATTCTAGCTGCAATCATAATTGCGTTTTTATCACCTAAAGTAAGGTCTACATACTTTATAGGTACACCTTCACCATTTGATATAATAAGGGATTGAAACAATCTATCTAATACTGAACCATCTTTGATGTAAGATTGTGTAGTTAAGATATCTTCTTCTTTAGCTGTCATATACTTCATCTCTACCTTTCCTGTTGATAGAGGATTATCCTTTGGATATATAAGACCTTTAGAAGGTAAATCTACGATTTCTGTTGGAAATTTATAATCAGAAACCTTTTTTTGCTCGTATTGTTGTTTAGCGAGCTCCACCATATCCTCATTGGATATTGGTGCTTTGTAATCGTCTTGTAATTTTTCTTCACTCATAACGTTTCTCGTTTTAAAACTTATTTAAGTTGGTTAACCATATATAAATATGAAAGTTTTATTAATTAAACGAAAAAACCCCAACATTTCTGTTGGGGTCTCTCATTATTTAATTTCTACTATATAAATATAACAATCCGAAATTAGTATTGTAGTATTGCGTAATCGTAAGCAAGTGTTAAATCTACAGTTGCTAAATCTTCACCAGTATAATCCATATCTGAGAATTTAGCCGTTTCGATAAATGCTCCCTTTAACGTCCATTCTTCTACTTTATCACCTACAGGACCCAAACTGTTAAATGTGATATCTTTTTTGTAGAAGTCAGAGTAACCATCTCTACCTGTTACTGATTCGTGATGTAATCTTACCCACTCCATAGCCGCTTGTGCTGCTGATGGTACTACTGGGTCGTACAATGAAATTGTTAAACTACTCCACTCGCTTCTTCCTTTAACATATCTTCTAACATTGATATGGTCGATTGTAACCTTACCATTTGCTATCTCAGGTCTGTTGGCTGCTTTCACTAAGTACGCTGGGATTCCCTCAATGTACATAATGAATCTGTTTGACATCTTTGGTTCAAAAGATGTAAACATCACTTCTGTTGGGTCTAATAATTGTGCCATTTAGTTTCTCCGTTATTCTTTCTTTAATATAAATATAGTTCTTTTCAAAAAATAGTTAGTCCCCCCAAAAAAATTGGGGGAACTAATTTATTTACTATTATTCTGGAAATGCTGCTCCAGTTGGTAATACGTTGAAATCAAGAACTATAAATTCTGCTGTTTTAGCTGGTTGTAAGAAAATCTCACCAACCATAATGTTTCTATCAATCACATCAGGAGTGTTGTTAGTTTCATCCATCTTCACTCTAAATGCGTATAAACCTTGTCTTTGTTGGATTGATTCTAAGTAAGGATTAACGATTGATAAGAATCTATTTCTCGTAGCTGCTGTGTTGTTTTCGAACACTAAGTAACGAGTAGATGATGCGATGAATTTCTTCACTGCGATTAACAATCTTCTTACATTGATTCTATCCAATGCCGATGGTTTAGCTTGTAATGTTTTCTGTCCAAATACAGTAACACCTTGTCCAGGGAAAGTTGCGATAGGATTCAATCTACCTTCGTAAAGTGCATCTCTCTCAACTCTAGTCAATCTTGTCTTAGCTTCAATTACTGAAGTTAATCCACCTCTGTTCAATCCTGCAGGAGCGAACCACTCAGCGGCTACTTGGTCGTTAAATGCGATAACGCCAGGAAGTACAACTGATGGTGGCACCCATACTGGTTTGTTCTTATCAGTATTTAGGATTTTAACCCAAGGATAGTAAGATGCAACATAGTTTGAATCAAATGCTTGAACTGCGTTAACAGCCGTTGAAATTGAATCACTCCATGCAGATGCATCCATTACAAAGAATGTATCTTGTCTATCTTCACACATATCTTTAGCGAATGTAGTTACTGATGAGTGTAATCTGTGGATAACACCTGGTAATACTAACATATTGATATCGAATTCATCAGGATTAGATACAGCGTTAATTGCTTTTCTGTATGCTAATGTACCTGCTGCTGTGTTAGAAGATAAATCATATCCTTGTGAGTTTCCAGCTGCAATATCATTTCCTAATGAAACAATTCTTGATGGTTTAAATCCATCAAAACCACTTTGGAATGGCACCATAAACTTACGAGAGTTTATAGATGTGTTGTTATCATTCAATGAAATTGCTCCAGTGTTAGGTGCGGCTGATGATGGGTAATTAGCTCCACTTTCTTGGTTGTAATCACCTAAGTAGAATGCTGAACCTACAGTAGCCGTTCCAGTATCTGGAGTTGGTGCTAAGAAGTTTCTATTATCTGTAGTTGTAAAATTAAAATCAAATCCGTAGAATTTCTTAGGATTATATGATTGATTAATTTGTTGTGCAGATACATAAGAAGGATTCGGTAATGAGAAAGCCGTTCCAAAAGGATTTTGTAACGCTGCGAAACCGAATGGTACTAATGATACATCAATAGCTCCGTTCTTAACTGCCGTTGAAGCTTCAACTCTAATATTTTCTGAATTATTTGCGTAATCACCATTAGTTGATAATTTTCCATCATCATCTACAGTAATGTACTTATCACCAATTACTCTAACAATGTAGTTTGGTGAATCAGGGTCTAAGTTAACACCTTGGAAGGTTTCAACTAAGTTAGGTCTGATATCTGAATCAACTACACCTACGAATGGTGAACCTGCAATCTTATCTTGGTCAACTCGTCTTACCACGACAGTAAATGAACCATACTCAGAACCTGGTACTGAACCAGCAGGTTTGATATCTTGGATACCAATCTTAAATTCGTAGTTAGTTGCCGTACCATGTGATAATGTATGGAACTTAATCAAGTTAGTAGTGTTACCACCAACTTTTTGTGAAGTAATCCAAGGAGTTGATGCCTCAGTATAAGCTTTAGTGTAATCAATATCTGAACTTGTAGCCATAGTTACTACAGGAATCTCTCCAGCTTTAGCAAATGATGCTGATTGGAATGTTTTAAAGTTTGAGTACACATATGCATCCTGCGAACCTCTCGGAGAAAATCCGAATGATTTAGTGAAATAGTTATCACTTGTAGGATTCATAGATGCTGAATAATTAGCTTCAGCTGCCTCAGAACCACTTAATTGTAATGAGAACAAAGATGCTGATACATCTGATGAACCATTGTGGTCTGTAATTGTTGATTTAATAAACACATCTGTATCAGATACGATATCATGTGTTGGGTGTAATACTGCTACTACTTTTTCACCATGTGATGATGATACTGTCAATGCTACTGGGTTTTCTAAAGTGTACCCGTCTTTTCCTAATACTCTAACGATTGTTGCAGTACCAGCATCTTCTAAATAAGCTTGAGCAGTATATGGTAGATATGAATCTTCTGTCAATCCACCGAATACTTGTTGAAACTCTTGAAAAGATGATACCTGTGTTGGAACGAATGCCGGTCCTTTAACTGCAGAACCTATAAGTGCTGCTCCGATTTCGCCAATCCCTTGAGGTAGAAATGACAAGTCCTTTTCTCTTGTAAAAACGCCAGGACTTACTATTCTTTCTGCCATTTGATTCTCCTATTAATTTCTTTTGGTTTTAATATATCTATAAATACATCAAAAAATCCAAAACGATTATATTTATGAGATAGGAGTAAAAGTTCCATTTTCCATGTCAAACTCCCCATTACCATACTTTTCTGTAAACTCTTTAGTAATGTTTTGTTCTTCATTTCGTAATGAACTGAACTTTTGAGATAAATTATCCTTTACAGAATCAATATTTGCTAACATTAATTCTAAATTCAGTCTCTCTACCTCTACCTCACCGATTCTCGCCGTAACTTCAGCGTATTCGTTTCTGAATTTCTTAACTCTTTCAATATCGTTACTATCGATATTGATAACTTGTTTTTCACTCATTTCTTTAACTTCTGCCATAACTTTAATATTATTTGATTGTTATACTATGTATATAAATATGATATTTTTTTTGTAAAGATTAAATTTTTGGATTTATCTTCCAAACCACCTTCGATGTTCCAAATGCTTTCTGAGTGTTTATCTTTAAACCAGTCTGTTCTGGAACAATATATGCTTTTGCTGTAAGTGTTACATTACTTCTAACAATTCGTTCTTCACCCACCCCATTTGTTGTATCAAATGAGTATGATTCGCCTTTGATTTGGAATTTGTATCTTTCACCAAACGCACCACCTTGAAAGTATATGATTTGTTCTACTACCTTATTCAAATCTTCCATAAAATCACACCAAACTATCACATCATACTGAATGTTTACATAATCAGGTCTATCTACAATGTATTTTTCTTGTACTGGTTTTTGGTCTATCAGTTGTGAAAATGCATCGTATCTGTTTTCTTGTGAGTATTTTCTTACGAATGATTGTGATGTATCCTCATCAGTTAATACCTTCAGTTTAGAATATTCGGTGTTAACATCCAATGAATTTCGTTTGAATGAAATTAATGGTGTTTGTACTTTACCATTATTATCTCTCAAAAATCCATCCTTTTGTGCAGATGCCCAATTCTCTGGAGATGCGTATAATACTGGTACGGGGATAAACTTACCATTTTCTTCTATAATAGGTCTAACATCTTTTTCTAAGAAATCCTTAAATGCTAAATCAATATCATAGATACCAACCTGAATATTCTTTACATTATCATTTCTACGTGATATCTGCTTTGCTTTATTCAGTTTAGGGTCATCTGAAAAAGAACTTTGGGTTCTTTTCAAATCAATCTTGTCATCTCTTTGTATTCTATATTTTTGAGCCATCTTAGATTCCTACTGGTAAATCGTTATTGTTTTTGTTAATACCTACTCTAAAATCATCTTTTAGTTTTAGTTGACTTCTCTTAGCAACGTGAGTTTCACATATAATAGATACACTATATCCATGCTCATCACCACCATCCCAAGTTTCAGGATTCTTTCCAGCGAAAAATTGATTTTGGAATGTTACATCTACAATGTGTTGTTCATCATTCCATTCTATAACATCACCAACTTCAGGAAATATATTCTTTTCTACTAAGGTATCTCTAAGAAAGTAAAAGTTAACATTTCTGGTATAAGAAGAACCAAATTCATCAAAAATCTGTTCGGCGTTGGTTCTATCTACTAATGTAGGTACTTTTACAGGATTATAAAATACTTTATCCTTACCTTCACCATATAGATTTCGTTTGGTATCTTCTATAATAATTTTATAGTAATACACTTCGGTATCTATGATATCCGTTATCAGTTCTTTGTTTATCTTACTAAACAAAGCCATATCTCTCTGTCCACCGAATAGTGCCATTTGTTACCCTATATAAATTGCACGAGGAACTCTGTTAAGAGTTAACTCCATCGCCTCTGATTCTTCTTGTTGTGCTTGTAATAATGCCTTACGTGAAGTTGCTTCTAAGTTTTCTCTTAATTCTGAAATTAGGATTTCCTTTTCTGATGCAGCCTCACTTCTTAAATCTGCTCCATCTAATGTTATATCTGCGTTAGGAATTGGTATAGAACTAAATTTAGCTCTTACTGCACCTAACATTTCTTTAGCCAATGCTAATGTATATTTTTCAATCCAACGTTTTCCAACGTGATTGATTTTATTGTACTCAATTCTATCATATTTAGCGTTTGAGTAATCAGATACTACTGATGCTTTAACAACTGGATTGTTTCTTTCAGATTCCAACACATAGTGGAAGTGTATCTTCATATTATTATCACCATATTGTGGGATTGGGAATACACGCACTCTGTTGTTTTGGATATCAAACCCATATTGTGATTTACGAACTTTATCGTTGAACTCAATCGCTTGTAATCTTAACAAATCATCGTAAAGTGGTTGCATCATAAATGAAACACCTGGTGAGTAGTTACCCCATCCAAACGTATCCATCATTTGTTGTGAACCCAAACCAGTTCCTACGAATGGGTCAAAGTATCTAACCATCGCAGGTGGAGCGAAGTGCATCATCTTCTTAATTTCAAATGCATCTGTTCCTGGCGTTCCACTTTCTAACGAAGCGCTTGAATCAGCGATATCAGTTAAATCATAAGTTTGTTGTCCAGTTTTCATTACGAATGAACCTGTATAGTAGGTTATCGAACCACCACTACCAACTTCACTACCATAATCTTTAGCTAATGTTATTAACCCACCTAAGTTTGCGTTAAGTTGAGTTTGAGATAAATCAGAACCAGTATCCTGTCCTTTTATTGTAAGTAAATTTTCTCTAATATTGAATTGATTAACTTGTGATGAGTATTCTGTTACTGCTTCTTCAAAACAAGCATAGAAGTTTATGTCCTGTAGTTCAATATCAACTATAGGATAACCCAACCTCTTAGCACACCATCCAGCAGTTTTATCAGCTGATGAAGTAAAATCTGTATCTGTATCATAATACCCAAAAGGTGTACTACCTTCTGAAAATGATGATGAACCAGGCCATATTGGAACATTTACTGCCATTTATTATCTCCTAATCTTTTATATAAATATGAGAATCTTTAAGAATCACTTATTTATATACCATACCAATTCATAAGTTTGTTTTCCGATTGGATGTGGCATGGTTTTTATATGCCGTTCCCACCCAAATGGTTCTATAATTTCTTCTACCTTTTCTATTTTAGATGCTGTATCATTAAAGTAAGAATATATTCCATTTGGATTTAGTAATTTAGGAACTATTTTTGTGAATGATGCCCATTGAGGATATTTTTCATAATCAAAAACATACGTGTCAAAATAAATACTATCAAATTTTTTATCCTCTTTTATAAAATCTTTTACAACATCTTCCCACAGACCACAATAAACATCAAATCCCATCTCCTTTGCTTTATCACAAACTTGTGGATGAGCTTCTATAATATGATGTTCTATTGGATTGTGATTTCTGATATAAGTATCTATAATTCCTAAACCAAACCCTACATTTAAAACAGAACCACCATTAGAACATAGAATATCAGCGGTTTCTTTCATCAATTCCGATTCATTGGTTGCCATAATTGGACAATCACAATTTATATACTTTGATTTTAGCTCTGTTTCTGTAAATATAACTTCGTTTTCTAAATATTGTTTTAACATATGTTTGTTATGTTGTGAAATGGTACATCAATTTTACTATAATCTACAATAATACCATCATTAGTATTAATTAAAACATCTTCAAATCCTAATCTTTGTAAATCATCTACCATTGTTCCGATGAATCTTCCTTTACCATGTGATTCATCTTTATAATTAAAGTGATACATTGGAATACCCATTGGTGAATCTCCGATAAATTCTATATTGTACTTTAATCTTCGTTCTGAACGTCCACAACCACTAGATGAACCAACCCCACCACCATCACCGGCAGAATTAGAATATGCGTAATATTCAAAATCACCTTCTATTTTAAAGAAAGCAGATGATAATTCACCCGTCCCATTTGAGTTAGCGTATATTCTATCACCCTCTGATGGGAAACTCCCACCACCATCATGATAGTATGTTGGGAAAAGTTCACCACTACAAACGACTCCACCTGAACTTCCAATTGTAATATTTGTTGATGTTAATGATGGTGTTGATGTAGCGTCGTGGTCGTATGAATACCACTCACTCATCGAATGTGGTGCTGAATCATCAGGTCTATCCTCTGAGGAGTTGGCTGTATTTATTGTACCATTAACACCCGTTGACATATTTGTAAGACTTATATTTGTATATTGAACAGATGTAGAACTGTAGTTATTTTCCCCTAATTCTGCTCTAATACCTCTCATTGAAATTGCACCACTATCTGGAACTGCCATTACAATCTCCCTTTTAGTTCTTCGATTTCTTCTTTTAAATCTTTGATTGATTCAATTAATAATGGAACTATCTTTTCATATTTAACTGCTTTATATCCACTATCTCTCGTTTCAACTACTTCTGGTAATACTTTTTCGATTTCTTGTGCAATTACACCAACATCATTTCCTTCATTTGGATGAAATTCTTCCATATCTTCTATCCAATCAAAAGTAACACCATTTATTTTTGATACCTTATCTAATGCGTTTTCAATTGGTTTAACATTTTCTTTTAATCTTTCATCTGAGGAATAATAAGCTATAATATCATTACTAGCTCTAATAACTCCATTTGTTGAGTGAACAGTTGCATTTACACCTAACGAACCATTAGAGACTTGAAGGCCGGGTTCATTAAAAACAGCACGTACATAACCACCAACACTTGTGGAGATTGTATCTGTTGTAGAACAATAGAATCCTGTATTGGTATCACCAACGAAACTAAATGCTGGGCTTGATGATGAACCATCACCAGTTCTAACTCTACCACCTGTTGAACCATCACTACCAGCTACTAAAGTAACACCATCAAATGTTAAATCGGATACAGATGAAATATTTGTACTACTTGACCACCTTGCAATTCTATTTGCTACACCAGTTCCCGTTACAGTACCACCATTACTAGTATATCCTGCATCATTATTAAATTCACTAACATTTGTATTACTAAGAGTAAACCCTTCATGTAATTCTTCTCCAAAATCACTAAGTGATGATGGGATTGATGTTGAGTTAAATGCGTTTGAACCTAACGTTCTATATTTTGTATTGTTGCTACTATCTAAGACTAAAGCTTTTACATCGGTTGTACTTTCACCAAGATTTCCAAATGTAAGAGCTCTTTCAAGATAAGAATCTCTACTTATATAAGATTCCATTCCTTGTACTTTAGAATCAGAATAGACATCTCCTGATGCCGATACATTTGTACCAACATGTATTGCTTTTGCTACAGCCAAACCACCACTCATTTTAACTGCGCCGGTTGATACTGAAGTTGAATCTGTAGTATTACTTAATGTAAGTATCCCAGTTGCGGTATCATTTGCATCACTTCTTATAAATGAAGAAGCGTGTAAACTATCAACTGTATCTGCATTACCACCATTGGCTGATGTAATGTATCCACTATCGTTAGTCCATTGAGATATGTTACCAGACTTATTTGTAAATGTTTGTGTGTTTGATGGAGTGGTTGTACCTGTATTAGTTGTATATCCTGCACCATTTGTTATGTATTGATTATCTAATGCACCATCTTCACCAGTATAGGTTGAAAGAGCAGTGTTTTCAACATTACCCAATCCTAAGTTTGTTCTAGCATCTGATGCGTTAGATGCCCCAGTACCGCCATTTGCAACTGCCAAGTCTGTACCACTCCAATTACCATT